CTTTTGATAAACCACCAGCAATACCACCTTGGCTTGGTGTATTCATAGTCAACGCTTCTCGGTTCTGCTGAGACGCTGTTGCCCCAATCATATCATACTCACGGAGTATGTTACGCAGTTCCTCGGACTTCATTTTATCTTGTTCTGATATACTAAGACCGGAAATTCCACAATTAGGGTGCATTACATCAAGGTAGTCAACGAGAAGAACATCAGGTACTCTGTTATATTCCAATTCGTAAAACTTAAGGTACGACCTAATGTCCATAGCCTTAGAACCTTCCGGTATACTTTTTATAATATGGCTTCCACCTTGGGAATTAGCTTTTACTTTTAATATACCCGCACTTATTTCTGGTATATGGGCTTGCCAGTTTTTTATATTCTCACCTGATAGAATAGCACCTAAGCGTAAGAATACCATCTCCTCTTCTAATTCCAATGTTAGATTGAGTACATGATACCCTTGTGTAGCGTAGTTATGCCCTATGTTCTGTAGCATAAGGGATTTACCACCACCGGAGTTGGCAGAAAATAAAGTAAGTTGTTTTCGTATAAGGCCACCGTCGAGGGGACCATCAAGACCATCAATTAATGTTGGTATGGGTGTAAATTTCTCAACCAGTTTCCATAGTCGTTCTTCAGGATTGTCATATACGTCAACTCCCAAATCTTTTTGAAGTGAGACATGGACAGCATTAGTGATAAGTTCCAAGACAGCACCCATATCATCATCGTCTATGAGCACAACCGATGCGTATACGGCTTTCATGGCGGCTGATTCTCGACAGAACTTCTCAACAGTGTCACATGTTGCTGCTATTCTATCTTTTGTTATTTTTGCGGTAGGTTCGAATTCAATACTAAATTCAGCGTCAAGCACATCAATCGCAGGTACTGCACTATACTTCTCATTATACTCGTGGATGAATCTCACAACTCTTTCATATTCAGCATCGAAGTATTCCGGTTTTAGTATACTTGCAACTCTGGCATAGATTTCTGGTGAGGAAAGAATATCTTGGATAATTAGTTTTTGCTTTTTATTATTAGCGGTTGCCAATAGAGTGCTCCTATAATCCACGGCATTCTAACAGAAAAAATGAAAGATTGCAAATTATATATCGGTTTTTAAGAAATACTATGATCTTTTTCTAGATTGGCAATGTACCTTCTACGCTTTCGGGACGAGTCCCCAAAATAATATCCCCACCATCCACCAAGTCTTACACCAGCCCAGTATACCCAAGATAGGATTGGATGTCCAGTGGATTTAATACATTCGCGTAATCGCTTATCCGCTTCTGGTCGTTTAACATTTGTAATATAATCAACATCGTGGCGTTCACAACATTCGAAGAATACCAAATCAGGAGCCATACTACAACCATCGGAGGTAAAATCTCCTAGGTGTTTTATTTTTTCTATCATGGTTGAATCACGTTTCGTCATCGAGATAAGCCTCTTTATCATCAGGTGGGGTCACTGTAGAACTTTCAGGATCTAAGAAAGTCTGTAATTTAGCTTCAGTGTTTTTATATTGTGCTCTACGATCTTTTTCGAGATATACCCATGTCACCTTATAAGATGAATATTTGTATAGTCTCGCTGGGATACCACTTCGGATTGTCGTATATGTTAATCGGTGAAAATCTCCATCCTTTGGATTAAGTGGGAAATCATCCCCCTGTGTGTATGGTTCTCCGTTCGGTGGCATAGCATCATAACCGAATTGTCCACGAACCCGGTCAATTCGTTTAGCTATGTTTGTGTCACCATCTTGTTCTTCTTCCCACTCATAGAACGCCGCTGGGATTTGTGCAATGTCAGCATAATCTTCCCCGCGTTCTGGAACCTGTGTGTCTGCGTCTGCGTCTATAGTATGTGCTATGTTAAATATATCTTGATACGGCTTGTTGGTCTGGCCATCATTGATATCGACAACACCATTCTCATCTACGTTCTCGGTCAAATTACCAAATAGATCTTGAGTCTCTTGGGATGCCATTACGGGTCTAGTGATCAAGCGTTGTATGGTTGGAACCCAGTTGGGCGTATAACCATTGACGCTCCAAGCTACGTCTTGCACTTCTACATAACGCAATACTGGTTTCATTGATGTTGTATACTGCGTTTCGGCTGGTAACTGTAAAACATCTCCAATAACAAACGGCCTACCTAAAAGACCTACTATAGTGGAGAAGCTAACTTCTATTATCCATTCATCCCCACTGAATAAGCTACCATAACCGTGCTTACTTTGAAATGCTTGAACATCAATTGGCTGATAGGAACCTTTAATTCTTACCGGGTTCTCATCATAGTCACGGTCACGGTTTTCGAGAAAGATTCTATCCTGTATATTATCAATACGTGTTGCTTCATAGTCAATTAGCTGTAGTGCCTCTATTTCCCATGCATCCTCTGGACCACCATTGAATGTAACGGGGCGAAGCCTCCAAAAACGAGAAGGGGCACTACGCTTAAAGCTAACTTTAGTTGCACCCTCACAGTCTGGTAAATCAATTATTTGTACACCGTACCACTTAACTCCATCTGTAGACCTCTCTACCCGGGCTTTCGTAACACGCTTTTCTGCTCTACAGCTTTGTCTAATCTTTATAGTAGCTACATCATTTTTCACAGACGTATCTATTCCATATCGTTTTCTACCATTGTCTAGCAGTATTTCACCAAAATCATATCCAATATACGCGGATGTGATATCATTACCCAGTTGGGATGAACGCCACACGGTCCTATATAAATCGAACGCGTTGGACGCTGGGAAGTTTGGGTTATCACCACCTGAAATGGGTGACCCATTACCAGTTAAATCTTGCAATGATCCCTGTTCATGTACTCCCAGAAGACGATGCACATTAATTACAGCACCACCTATGGTAATAGTCTCGCTAATATACTGGTCAATGATACGGGAGTCATTAGAGTCTGTGAGTTCCCACGCCGGGTTAGGCATATCATTAGGGGCCGTGATGCCCGGGTTAAGTGACCTACATAGCCTCGCATATGCATCATCTGTTGGGGTTGGTAAAAAGTTACCATCACCATCAACAGGGCAATTTCCGTTACTCATTAATGATTCTAATTGACCTGTAACACTCATCGTTTATCCTATAAAGAACTGTGAACTTACATCACTGTTGTGATCTTGGAATGAACGATCCATGATTTCTTCGCGGAGATTTGATTGCTCATTCTCGGCTTGTGTGATAAGTTCTTGGGAATTCAATACCGTACTACCATTTGGACCCGGTAGGGATGAGAATTTACCACGAACTTGAGACAAGATCATCTTAGCTTCGGATACGGCCCACTTCTTAACCCATAACTCAAGATATCTATTTGTCATTATATGTTGCTCGGACATTTCTATTGTTGCATCCAGTAACACACGCTCATTACCATAGAATACCTGATGGAAATTAAGAGCCCTCGTGTCCTCATAAAAATCAAAAACTAAATTATCGGCAAATATATAACTCAAATCCTCAAGATAGCTGGATATCAAATGGTAGGAAAGCATATCAAAGCGTCCCAGTGAATACAACTGTTGTAGGGCAGCAATACCAAATATAGTATTCCCCCCACCCATGGAAGCTCCTAAGAAACCTGTACGCATTCTGTATGCAGCATTAACATTGATTATCTGATTGAAACCAACACACTTGTTGGTTAATATATACCGTTGCTGGTTGGGAAATATATCCAAGAAGAAGAATGAACGCTGGTATGAGTAACTGGAATATTTTCTAACCATCAATAACGCATTATCAATACATTCATCCAATTCCTGTTTGGTTAATTCTACTTGTATATTCGGGGCACCCAAGGCTATACGAATTCTATCCTGTAGCTTTCGTCGTTCATCTGGTGTACCATCAGTACCCACTCCCAACTCTCTAAATGTCGGACCAGCCGCGTCTATGCTGCGTCCTACGCTTGGGGTATAATGAATAAGAGGAACATTTAATCCAGTGAGAACCGTAGACCCTAGGTCTATGGCAATTGACTGTTCACAACCAACATCACATGTTTCAAATCTCATCAAGTCTCGCCCATACCGCTCAACGTCGTTGTAAGGGGAAAATATGTCGTTGTTTATGCTGTTGGCCGCTGATATCTCATCGAAACATACTTCTCTGTTGAAAAGTAATTTAAGCTGGGCAACTCCACATGCCTCTACCCACGCAACACCATCCCACTGATAAAGGGTATAATCAATGGTATCTAAGAAATATGTGCCAATTGGGGGGGCTAATGAATCTTCTGTGTATATCTGTGGCACCCACACACCCAGTTCCCTAAGCTGTAATTCAGTACCGTCGAACCAAAACACACCATCCGTTACACCAAAGGGATCACTCTCAGACTCCATCACGTCCAACAGGACGTATTCTACGCCATCCCAGATGTACCATGTACCATCTGTGGTGTTGTTCCATATATAGCCCACAGGTGGGTCTGTGGGGTCATATGGGGAGCAAATGTAGTCAACGTCAGTGCAGTTGAGTCCGTTGATCTTTTGCATCACACCAGTAGTAGGATTATACCATAGAGTATTAGGCTCCAGTACAGGTGGTAGAGCAGGATCAATAATAGATTGTGTAAAACTGTTTACCGCATCCCATTCACCGTTAAGTTCATCCCAGATGAATAGTGAGTCAACGAGTGGGGTTACATCCCACCATAGATCACAGCTATCACGAACAGCAGGGTCCATAGCAGCAATAATAACATCTATTTCAGTCCAAAATGTATTAGTTGGGTCACGGTAAAATAAACGTTGCTCTGAAGGGATGAACCAATAATGAGTAGCAACCGGATATGGTAGCTCTCCTTCTGCATCAGGCTCCTCATAGCGAATATTTACCATATCATCCCATAGGCCAGCCAATCGTATGTATACTAATTCTGTACCGGTATTATACCAATAGTCATTGTCGGATATAGTATTGGGATCTAAATCCCAAACAATAGGATCAACCTCATCCCACCGCTTGAAATCTACATTACGCTGTGATATTGTACCATCAGTTTCATTGTACCAATAGTCGCCGCCAGTTAATATCGGCGGGAGTAATGGATTTCTTGGTTGTATAATAGTTGGTTGCTTGCACCACGTACTATCGTTCCATGACCACCCAGTGCTATTTACAGTGTCTAGATTACCGGCACTGTTAAGTATCTTCTCAAACCATATCGTGCCGTCAGCGGGCTGTGATGGGTCCGTAGGGTATGGTACAATGTTTGTGTCACTTATAAGCACCCAGCCAGCCGAATCCCGTACGCTCAACTCACCAGTTGATGGCTTATACCAATAACTACCGAGAATAGGTAACGCCGGATCAGTGAGTAGGAATATTGAAGGCTGCTCTACGTTCTGTGTGCCATCCCACAGGTAAACCTTCTTATTAGGCTCATCAACCATATACTTCCCTTCATTTGGATATAATGGCCCCAAGAGTGGATTAGCTAGTAACTTGAATTGGCGATTAATAAGTGCGGCCATATCTTCATATGTTTGCATCTCACCACCCTGTAGGTTAGTGAAATCATGGCAAATACCGTTTACCTCTATCTTTAAATTGTACATGGAAGAAGCACGTAGGCCAGTTAAAGCCTTAACAGATATACCCTCTATGGTATCTATCTGTATATCATGCGTGGCTGGTCCAGCCGCACCAGATTTATCCAGTTCATCCTCGGCGGTTGGAAGACTGTAGGCGTGTACACCCTCCCGGTGATAATGTCCCTGTGCGTCAACAGCGTATGCAGACACATAATATGGGGTTTTTTCTTTAATATCGGCAACTTCTAGAGATACGGTGACTCTATCATGATAAAAGGCACCCACAACATCAGCTACATTGATACTATCCCCGGAGAATAAATCATGGTCAAAGGTTGGATCAGCATTGTAATATGTGTTATCATGTGGGGATGTTGTAATATAGTTCGCGGGCCTAGAACTAACCGTTATAATGATACCATCATACATTAGGTCTTCGACGTTACAACCAGCAATATTTGGTATATTCCACTTAATAGTGGCCGTGCCGTCACCGTTTCGCACTAACTTGACGGTGATCTCGTCGCCCTCTTGCTTTAGCCTATCCGGGGTATCAGCATATTTTTCATATATAGCCATTGATTATAAACCTTTTCATGTATATTGATATTTATAATTGGCGATAGATGTCACTGATTAATAGTATTATTCTATCTCTTCGCCCTTGTAGACCAATCCAGATATCTCACCATTAAGCTCACCTAGAGTCTTTTCAGCATCCCCTATAATGGTAATTAGCTGTAAACTTAGGAGATACAGTAGCGTGTTTGTTCTTGCCATATTAGAAGAATAAACCGTGGATATGGCTAGATCATTAACATAGTTCGTCAATAGTTCAACAGTTCTCATTTGCCAGACCATGAACTTACTTACCACAATACTTGGAATACCGGCTTTTAACGTAATTGTCTCTAGGTGCTTATCACCCTTATATATTTCACCAGTAATAAATCCGGCCCATTGGTAAGGGTTCATATTTTCCATATCTTCTGAAATTATGGTTTCAACAACCGCTTGTATAGAAATTAGTTTCAGTTCCAATAATTTCCTAAATAATTTTTGCCGAATTGGTGTGGTTTTGTTATTTAAAGTTAAACTGTGGATTTCATTATCGAGTTTAAATGCCAGATTGCTAAAAAACTGGTGGTTTGCTAATTGATCGTGAACGGAGAATTCAGTTTTAATGACCCGGTCCCTATCCCTCTGCTTCCAAACTGATATACGGTTGACTAAATACTTGACCAGAAATAAAGCGATGACGAACAAAAATACAGCTACCCAACCGTATGTTTCAAACAATCTAATTACATCGTTATACATAGCTATATCCTATCTTATAGTAGTATTTAGAGGCATACTTCTACCCCTAGGTTTTTTTAAGACACAATTAACCCCAATCAAGAGGTTACATTTCATTTGTGTTATTATCGACCCATTTATGAAGCTTATTATTGTTCCAACATGGAAATACTTCCTTTCCACCTTCTGAAACTAAAGTAATACATTTAGCGGCGGGATAATCATCAAATTCATTGCACCTTTCCCAAAGAATCTCTATAGTATCCTTGGGTTTAAAGGCAATATACTGTTTTTCATCATCATCCAGTGATTCAAATACGGGGAACTTACAATACTTTGTAAGGACATATTCATTTCGTATTCTGGGTATACTGTCACATGCTGATAGCAGTTTCTTCTTGGAATCATAGTACTCCCTGAAACTTAATTTAGTCATCGGTAATTATCCTACTAATTCTATATGAGGCCAGTCCATAAACTTATGGTCTGTAATGTCACCATCACCATTCCAGTCAATACCACTTCTTATTGTAATACCTTTGGATAATGCTATACCTTTTAAAATTCCCTGTAAAAATGCAAATCGTTTTACATCATCCCAATCAATGGGGTACGGGGCTACGTCAACAGCCATAGAAGGCATACTGTTGTGCTTACTGTTGGGATACTCTACCTTGCTGGCTTTATCCGCTACGGCCTTATCCTGCGCTGCCTTGTCACGAGTTCCACAAAGTACAGAAAAATCAATATACTTGATTGCTTCATTTAAAATCTCCTGTAACAACGGGTGACAGGTTTCTAATCGTTCTCTTGATGATTGGCCGAATGATGCCATAAGTACTCTCCGTATTTGATATTATTTATACGAAGTGTAGGTGAAGACTGGATATTTTACGGTTGTAAATAGGATTCGAAGATAATTGGAATTATAACCGGGGTCGAAGAAGACTTACTCTGATTCTCTGAACCCGTGATCATCTGTAAGTTCTCCGGGTTTGCACATAGGGCCGGGGGAATTTTCCTCTTGTAGCATTCCTTAACACTCAATATATGATCCAAATGATATTCACCCTCCCCACTACCTCTTATTTTGTTGCCGGGGTTTATAGTCTTTTTATACTTATCGTATATACTCTCAGTTAATTTCCTAACTGAAGTGTTATAATCCCCAAACGAAACAGGAAAACTGTCTTCGGTTATTAAGTTATATGTTAATATTCGTACTTCCTCAAGTAAATTTTCACGTATTTCTTTAGGTGAGGATGTTCTGCGGCATTTAGTACACCCGGGTATGCCATCCCTGAACCAACGACTAATTATATATGCGGGGGATGCAATGTGGGTTGTATCACAGAGAGTACATAATACATGATACTTATCCTTCATGTCTATTTCAAATTCATCAAGAGGGTCTTCAATGAATAGTCCAGCCTTATTGTTAAGCACCCAAAGCTGGTTGACTGAAGGGAACTTAGCATGTTCCATGTTATAACAAATCTTACAGGGAGGTTGTAAATTTTGATACACCCCTCCGGGGCGGTGATGCATACCTACACGTAATGACATAAATGGAACAGTAGTAGTCTGCCCACATTCATGGCATAATATAATAGGAGATTTATCATCATAACCAGTTATCTCAACATTATGTTCTTTACAAAACTCCACCTGTTCCCTATCATAAGTACCATCCTCCATATCACCCTGCATACGTTCATCTATATGGTGCTTCATAAAAGCGTGTGCTTGTCTAGTTGCATATGTCATCTACCTGTCCTCTCAAATATATTGCTCTCTTTTAAAGATATCTATATAGATTTAAACTAGGTGTCTATTATGAAACACACATACTTTGCACTTTTAAGTGGCCACCCACAAAAAAGCCCCGATAAACGGGGCTTTCTGTGTAAATTACATCATCCAACTAAGATTAAATGAACTCTAAATTGGTTACCTGAATCCTTCCATAATAATCAGCGGAATTGCCAAGAGATGTGGTAGGATCAGTCAATGCAACCTTACCGTATCTTGTCATCAGGGAAATAACAGGTTGGAAAGTAACCGGGTTAACAACCACGCCTGAACTCATCAATGGAACATAAGGAGCGTAGAAATAACCAGCGTCAACTTCACCATTACCGCCTTTATAACCAACTAGGATTTTGTCGTCGCCGTTAGGAGAGGAAAGACCCGGAGCTGCTTGATTCCAGAGGTATGAATAAACCTTGATTCGACCGTTAAGCGTACCAACCATTTCGGTGTTGTTCGGTCCTTTAAATTCACCTTCAACTGCTGGGGCGAATACTGCTTTAGCAGCAGACTGTAGAACAGAAACGATCATTGGGGAAACTACGATAAAGTTACCAGCCCCACGACGCGTCTTACGAGCAATAACGTTTGCCACTTCATTGATGCGAACACCAAGGTTTGCAAATCGGTCACCAACGAATGCAGGAGCATACTCAGGACCAACTGTTAAGGCCATATCGAAGGTACGTACTGTACCGGCGAGGGCTAACAAGTCGTTAATAATTTCAGCGTCAATTTCTTGTACGATTTCAGCGGAAAGTGCTTTAGTAATCTCGCTTTCAAGATCTAGACCATGCTGACTGTTTAGGTCCTGCATAGCTTCAATTGTCCAACCAGATTGTAGCTTTCTGCTACCAGCTTCAACTGCCTGAGAGATGACTTCTAGTGACATCTTACGACCACCGGAACCCTCAATGAAAGAGTTAGAACCACCAAGCATTGATCCACCAACGTTCACTGAATATCCAGAGAAGTCAGATGTACCCGTACCATATGTAGTTACGTCTTGTGAAGACTGCCATGAACCACCTGTAGCTGTAGCGGCATCAATATCATCAGGAGCAGATGTGCCATCGGCACCCGGAGCGTCAATACCGGAAGCACCGGGATCTTGAGCAGCACCAGTATTACCTGCGTAAAACTGACGAACAGGACTAGCGTTACCAAATGCTTCGTCACCAGCAGTGATGTCAAATCCACCAAACTGAGAAGATGCAACGTTGTGAACCATATCCTCTTCATACTTATAACGAAGAGTATATACTAGGCCAACCGGACCAGACATAGGCTGAACACCAACAAGCTCTGTGGCTATGGTGCCCGGAATAATACGTCGGATCATCGGTAGTAATGTTTTTCTGAAACCAGCAATGTCATGTGCCTGAATAGCACCGGCGGCTGCGGTTTCACGAAGTAGATATTGACGTTGGTTCTCTAAAAGAGGACCTACAACATCTTTTTGGGATTCTTTCAAACCATCGAGTAATGCTTCTTTGGTCTGGTCCCAGTGTTCTAATAATGAATTGTCCATTAGTTGTTTCTCCTAACCTTATGGGTAATTATATTTTAAGAGTTACCGCCAAGTTTTCTTATACGAGCAATCGTATCTTTCACTTCTTGTGGCAGTTCGTCTTCTTCAGATGATTCTTCAATCATCTTCTCGTTATTGCCAGTAGCAACAACTGTACCTTCAGTAACAACGACTTTGTCGGCTACCTTTTTCTCACCCTCGGCTAGTACTTCAGAATCAACATCTGTTTCCTTCTCCGACTCCACGTCTACGCCAGCTTCAGCATTTTCGTGTAGAACTTTTGGAATATAGTGTGCATACGCTTCTTCCAATTTATCTGTTGGCTGGTTCGCTAGAACCGCTGCCATAACATCTTTTGTACGTCCATTCAATGGAGATAGCACTTCCTCCAACTTCTTATCACGTCTTGCGGCGTTCAATTCCTTAGTAGATTCTTTCAACTGAGCTATGACAGCTTCAAGATTCTCTTCTTTTTTCTTCAATTCTTCTTGGAGGCCATTTTCGTTAATGAACTTCTTAGTGAAGATACCTTCGAACGCTTCGAAAATTTCAGCACCGAATTGTAGACGTTTAACATTGTCAATATCTTCTTTCAGTTCTTCCATCTCTTCAGCTAATCTCATATCTAGGAATGAATCAATAGTTTCAACTAATTCTTCCAAATCACCTTTAAGAACTTGACTTAATTCTTCTTTGGCTTCTTCAAGTTTTTCAGCGTATTCAACTTCCAAATCACGGAACCTTTCGATATCATCTCTGAGTTCTTCCAATTCTTCTTTCAAATACTCTTCGGTTTTTGTATCTAGAGCTTCGATCAAAGCTTCTTTATCAGCTTGATACTGCTCTTGCAGTTCGACTCTCACTAGAGCTTCTACTTCGGCTTTCGCTTCAATTACAGTAGCTTCACGTGCTTCATCTAACTGTGTATTGATCGCTTCTAGAAGCTCTTGTTTGGTTTCTTCTGTTAGCAATTCATTCTCGACTAACTGTTGAAGCAATTCTTTCATAGCAAACCCCTTTTATATTGTTTTAATTATATACACTTACGCAAAAGTGCTCTTAATTATTTATTGTTATTCCCTTACTTCATAAATTATTAGGATTGATTTTTATAAGTGATTGATTTTAAAGAGGAAAAAATTAGGCAGATATTAAATATTTTTTGAAAAAAATAGTGCACCTAATTGATTATTGACAATATTCTTAAGGTATGATAGGATAGAACGGAATTGAAAAGGAATAATTATGAAAAAAAATGTTGCGGAAATACAGAATAAATATATTAAATCAAACCCGGATGCAATTAAGCCGAAGTTGAAAACAAATCTTCAGGGGGATATAAGCAAAGTAGAGAGTATTATGCGAAAAATATTGGGGAGTAGGTCTAATGTGCCCGAATTATATAGGCTGAGGGGTAAGGTGTCTCAACTATTAACCGCGATAGATAACAGCATTCAAGATGTAAATTAAATTTCAACAGGTGGACGTAAATCTTCCAAGTCTGCATGTAATATCTTACGGGCTTCCGTTTCCCTGAGTTTCCCGTGAGTCGTATAGTAAATCTGCTTACGCTTAAGGAATCCCTCTATCCATGCTGCCCTTCCAACACGCCACTCGTCATCAGAGGCTTTAACTTCCTTCTGTATGAGAATGTTATTCACACGGTACATTGAACGTGATGCGAGTGCCCACAGATCAAGGTCTACCACAATTTTATCTATTTCGCTGGCCGTATCATCAAGTATGTGTGTTTTAGTTGCTAGGATAGCCTGTAGGATACTGGCTTTATCAGGGTGGTGGGGGTGCTCAAGGTTAAACTGTTCAGCACTGCGTTCTTCGTTAAGTTTATGAGGATCTGGAATCTCATATACGATGTCATGATACAGAATGGCCCACATGGTGGCATTTAACATGTCAGGATCAATGTTATAACCTGTCAGTGCCTGCAACTTCTCAAGCATATACTGGATATGAGATAAGGCATGATAATAACGGCTGGGGTCGGTGTAGGCGTGTATGACGTTATTGGGGATAACAATCTTCATCTCCAAACTATCATTGAATCGTGGCATATTCTGTTTCCTTATTTTCATTACTGGGTGCGAAGCTGGTGGTAAAATGCCAGACAATGCAGCTCGTGCCATAGGGTGGTGGTCTAGATTATATCCTACTCTGTAGTATTTGTCCATAATTTATTTGGCGGAAGTAGTAGGATTCGAACCTACGGACCCCCTTTCGGGAGTCTCTGCCTTTCCAAGACAGTGCAATAAACCACTCTGCCATACTTCCAATCGGGTGTTGGTATATCTATTCTCCAGTGCCTAATCTAGTCTTATCAGTATAAGACTTTCTCTTGCCAACACCCGTTAAACTAGAGGTACAAGAGGTAAGAGAGCTATGACTCCTACCAAAACTCCTAAAACAAAGAAAATAACCCCAAAGAATAACGGTATCTCTGATCCCCACGGGTCACTGGAATCATCTATTTGTTTACCCCAGTAGAAAACTGAAATACCAAGTACTATAAAA